TACAAAGCATCTGTCGAGCCAAGGTGGTAAAAGTCCGAGTAGATATACTGCATCGGCCCTCGTAGGAGGTTTCGATTCGTATAAAAACCCGTCAAAAACCGCGACGTGAACAACGAAACAAAGTGCGTCGGTTTCTGCGCCTGCCCGCCCTGGGCTTGGATTAGGTTCTGAGCCATTAGATTTCCTTAAACTATTAATGCTTGTCTAGCTTTTCCGCCAAGTCGACAAGCTTCTACAGAAGGATGAATTCCTTTCTCTTTCAATGTTTTACTAATCTTTTTACGCTGTTCTTCGGATTCAGAAACACCCTTATTAGAGGGTGAATTTTCTTTAAATCGTTTAATTTGCGACACACTCATTTTTTGAATCGTTTCAGATGAATAAGGATTTTGTATACCCCTATTCCAAGGTTTTCGTCCTTTTTGATTTTCTTTTATTTTCTCAGAAATGAGTTTATTTCCTTGGGTTCGTATTCGATGGCAATTAGCACAGACAAGATCACATTTATCAACTTCTTTCATCAAATCTTCTATAGAAATTTTTCCGCTAGCAGAAGCTTCCGAAATAGTAAAGGACTTTTCGGAGGGAATTCTGTGATCAAAATCATAGCAACACGCAAAAAATATTCCACCGCAATCTAAGCATTTACCACCTTTGTAAGCAACTAGTTGTTCTTTTCGTTGACGATGCCATTCTTTGCTGTATCTCATATTCCGCGCGCTTGCCCGCCCTGCTGAGATAGTGTCGTATGAGTTGTCTCTTCGTTAATAATATCTAACCAGTTCCCCAGGAACAAATTGCGATCGGTCGCAGACAGACCCGACTGTCGGCCGAGAATCGAAGCCACAGCCAACTGACGATAGCGCGCGGCCCGGGGATCATCAAAGTAGTCGAACATAAAAAACGCAAAAAAGTAATTGTAGATATACTGCAATTGATCGGGGATGCCCCAAAGTTGCGACGGACTCGTGAAAGCCATCGGGCATTCCTGAAAAGTCAAATGAACCTGATAATTCTGATCGGGCGTAGGCATCAGGCGGAACGTAAAGTTTACTCCGCTCTCGTCCGATTCTTGGGTTGCAATGAAAGTAGGCCGATCAAGGTGCGATTCAACTTCTAAAGCACCCCACTTCAATTCCATCTGCATGCAGTCGCCCGCTAAAGCAAGCGCCCCAACTTCTGTCTCAGTCATATTCGAGAGACCGGAAGCACACATGAAATACGTGCCGTTGGGATCGACTTGCGTCATGGTGAACGTGCCGTTCAATCCGGATGTTTCGCATCCGGAAATCTCGACTTCCACTCCCTCGCCATTATTGGGGAGCATGCCAAAACCGTTTTCAGCGTAATACGTGGCAACATTATCCACCACGCTAACCGCCGTGATCGAACCGCAGAGTTGGAGGGACGCCGTCTCCAAAAAGCCAAAGGTAGGAATGTAGGCGGTATAGTCTTGCTGACCGATCACAGTGAGGAAATTCGCGTATGCGCGATTCCAGGGCCAAACGAAAGGAGGCCCGACGATCGTTTGTAAAGCCTGGCTCGCAGACGTTCTTGCCGGCTCGAAATTGGTGCCGATCGTAAGATTGGCCCAGTTCAAGAAGGGCCGCATCCAATTGATACTATCCTGCAAAGACTTTGTCGCTGCCATAGAAACTCCAAAAAGAGGGGCCCCGGACTCACCCGGGGCCCGTCAATGATTGTTGATTAGGGGTTAAACTTACTCGTAAATGTCGATTTCACCGGCCAATTCCTGCAAATACAGGGTGATCGATGAATACGGCATGCCGCCGCCAGTCAAAGCGACTGTCACAACGAGAACGATCGGGGACGTGAAGCTGACAAAAGCCGCAGAAACTACATCAGGGGTCGTCGTCAAGTTTCTGTATTCTCCGACAACGATAGTCGACTCTTCACGACCGATTTCAGCCGGAAGAATCGCGTTGGTAACCGAGGCGTCGTTAACATCGCACAGATAGCCCGTGACGGAATTTTCGACCATGATCGCCTTAATCGAAAAAGGCAGATTCATCGCGTCTTCGCCAAGTTGCTTCTCGTTGAGGTTGTAAGCCGTCCCGAGGGTAAGCAAGGTTGCTCCGCTTTGAATTGCGATAGAAGCGTTAACTGTTCCGGTAAAATTACCACCGGGCAGTTGAACGAATCCGCGCGCTACAGCCTTGATTATATTCGGAAGGCCGTTCGCGATCGACTTCGACGTGTTAACATTGGCAGGAATAGTCAGCGTTGCTGAGAACGTATTCGAGCCGGCGCCCGACGGAACCACCGTAGGACTCAAGATTGATGCTACTAGAGGCATAAAGTACATATTTTTTCTTCTCCATATGGATTTGGTTTTCGAACCATGTATACACTGGCTCGTTCTGCGATTGCTCTCAGCAAGCGCAAACTTTTATGAGTTCTTCGATTCGAAAGAAGAGTCGTCCGTGCCCGGCTTAAAAATCGGCCGATGCAAAATCTCTCCATCTTCCAAGTATACTTCGATAACACCGCCTGGTTTAACGGCCATCCTGGGATGGCTCTCTCCTTCCAGAAGATGATTCAGAGAATGAATGACGCTCGAATGTGTGACATCGATCGCCGGTTTCCCGTTCTTCCATCCTAATTCAATCAAAAACGCTAGAATGGGCCAGACGCGATGTTCAAACTCGTGACGGCTTTCTCCGTCTTCCGGAACCTCGTCCGGATTGTTGACGTAAAAATCCATCAATGCTTGATTCGTTTTATTCTTTGGCGCGCCTGTCAACTTCGATCCGATATTCCAGGGCTCTTCGCCATCAAGCACTTGAGGCTGATATTCGGACTGATCATCGCAAATAACAGTCGCGGTCTGAATCGTACGAGTAGTGCGGGAGCAGAAGATCTGATCCCACTCCTTATCCTTAAAAAACTCCTTAAGAACGTGGGCATCACGGAAACCTTCTTTGTCGAGAGCTGAATCTTTCTGCCCTCGATATATTTTTTTTCCGCTATCTGTCGTCGACCCGTGCCGGACAACATATAGGAGTGGTCTCTTCATAGTGATTACCGTTTTAAAGGCTTGAAATTCACCTGTAATTCGACTGTTGCCCCCGATTGAATGATCGCCGCCAAACGATGGCGACCGTCTGAAAGATGTGTCCGGCCGGCAGACATCTCGATGAAATCCACTCCGGGTTCCGCGGTGAACGCGCCGCTCAGAATCTTGTCCACAAATTCTTCGACTTTCGCGTTTGTGAGAGGATAAAGCGGTTCGTCTATCAATAGATCTCGTGCGATGTCGGGCGTGACTAGCATTTTCCTAGCAACTCCATTAAAAGTTAAACAGTACGAGGATACGTGAAACCCGCAAGTTCAAGCCCGCCTTTTCTGGCATTACAAGAAAAACAACAAGGAACACAATTACCGCGAACATAACCTATTCTGTTATCTAGACGATCGACACCGTAACCGGTTTCTGGAAGAAGACATTTGCAATAATCACATATTCCCGAACTCAAAATTTCAGCAAGATCTTCTTGTGTGATCGTTACTTCGATTCCTTTGTCCGTAGCTTTTCCTTTCAGTTTAGCGTATTTACCTTTCAAAGTTTTACAGTATCTACGTTGCCAATCTGCATGTTCTTGTTTGTGATTCTGATAATAAGTGGAAGCCCATCGTTTACGATCTTCCGGGGTGCCATTAGAACACATGTTTTTCTCCCGTTTACTAATCGATCAATAGCCGCCCGGATAGTAGGGATTTGCGGGGCCTAAATATGTACTACCTGGAGACGGCATAATAGCATCTGTAGGATAAAGGCCCGAATTATCGCGCTCACGATCGACACTGACAGTCGCTTGCTGCAAGGATTCGATCCACGCGTTATGCTGATCAATGAACTTCGCGCGAACTTTAGGATCCTTCGAATGCATATAGGCAAAAGAAACAAATCCGCGCCGAAAATATGCCGCGAAATCATCCGGAATCGGTTCCAGAGTTTGAGACAACGCTGTAAATTGAGGCGCCCGGCCTTGCGCGAATACACGCGCTTGCCATACTTTTCCTTGCTGTGATGGAATAGGGTTGAGACGCAGACCTTGGCCTTTGGGGTTGATCGCTGTCCACACACCCGTACCGTCAGATTGAGTGGTTGCAGTCTGATTTGGATTTGTAGGAGTAGGATATTTGACAACGGCGGGCCATGCGGGCTGAGAAGAACCGAGTGTCACGCTCTGCGTAAGAGCATTCGTGAGCACCCAAAAGTTTCCGTTGGGATCCATGATCTGTAGAAGAGGATTCTTAGGTTGGTTGATTACTCCGGGACCTGTCAAAGCGCCATACACTGAACCGGGCCCGGGATTCGATGCAGCGCCCTCGCCTAGATTTCCGCCACCCCACGTACCATAAACGAGTTGATCGTTGGGCAGCCAGCAAACCTGCCCTGGACGGCCGTATTGAACAGACGACTCGGGCAGATCACGATTGGTCTCAAGAGTATATTTGTCTTTGGGTTCTGACGTGGAGTTGACGTCGAGGAGAATTGCATACTCCAGCCACGCACAACTATTCATGTTGGTCAGTGCGTAGTCTTGCTGCCAGGAATTGGTGTAGAAAAACGGCAATCGAATGCGATTCCATTTCCAGGCAAACGGCCGAGCAAGCATTGCGATCATCACATCATTGGCAATCGTCAACGCGGGTTCGGCAGAAAAACCTCCGGTCGCGAGGACAGGACTGAGATCAGATATCGTTCTAGCGTAATCAACCACGCTTTGAAGCTTCGTTGTGCTGTTTCCCATCGTCCTTCCTCGCTCCGGTGTTGAATTTTTACTCGCCGTTGTAACCGTACTCTACAACCGGCTTTTGCTTGTGAGCTACTTCCGAGCGGATTCGAACACGGTTACCGTGTTTCACGAGACCCGGCGACGGGCAGCCAGAACTCGGGCTATTCCGTGTAGGCCGTGACATCGCCCAACGATAATCGGGATCCTTCGGAAACCACGTTTTGCCGCAGCGAGAACACAACCGGAAGGTAACTCCCGTTGTGAGCGTGTGCTGCCACATGCAATAATTGGAAGTGTCGTTACCCTGGGCCGCTCCACCGTTCAGCATGACCCCGGAATCGCCTCCCTTCATGTGCGTACAATCCGTCTCGTCTTGAACCCTCTTCTCGAGAGCGTAAGCCAAAGACTCTTGGACTGTCTCGCGGCTAACTCGCAACTGCTCCTGCCTACGACGAATTTCAAGAACGTCGTTACGCAATTTCTCCAGTTCGAGTTTCTCTTTCTCCAAGCGTAACTTTTCGGCTTCGAGACGAACTAGAGTCATCTCGCTATCGATTTCCGCTTGTGAACGAGTGCGGGTTTCAACCGGCACTAGCTCTTCGATTGACTTCGTCTCAGGAATTTCGCTGAGACCACCGTCATTGATTTTAGTTTCATCGCTCATGATACTACTCCTTAACACGTCACGCGGACGTGTTGGTGGCGTTGCGTTGTAAGCCTAGGGTTTACAATCGGCGCCTTTTGCCAACCAAAGGTTGACAAATCTTTTATTCGCGCGGTATGCCCGGAGTCACCGACAGATTAAGCGGTTCTCCCACATCTGGCGTAATAGCTTTCCTATTATTGCCTGTATAAAACGTAGTAGCATCCGGTGTCGCGCCGGCTTTCTCGCCTGTATCCGGTGTTCCGCCCGTTACGAGCGCACCAGGATTAGGCGTAGTTATTTCGCTTTCTCCGCTTCCGGCCAGGTCCGGGTTACTATAAGGTGTCCACATTGTTCTTTACTCCTTCACGAACTTGACCGAATCACCGTTAATTTCCCAGTGGCCGACGCCAGTGGCGCTTGGTGAGTTGGGCATTGCCTGTACTTCCTCGTAATGACAAGTTGAAGAAGCAGGAATGACCTTCTCGCCCTTCTTCAACTCATAAGATCCGTCTTCTGGAACTAATCCGCCGGCATGCAGCTTGCCCTTCTGAAATCGCAACGCCAGTAAACCCGCTCCGCGAGCGCTAGAATCAGACGAATGAGACATTCGCTGCGCCATTGCGTGCGTTGAGATGCCCGCGCGTTTGGCCGCATTCTTCACTCGCCCTGGACGCTGAACTGCCTTCTTTATCCACTTTTTCTTCGCCATGACTTACTCCTACCACTTTCTGTTTGTGTCTTCTTTTCTATTGCGCCAATAATAAAGCTGTTCCTTGTATCTACGCGCACCGGCTTCGGTAGGTTCACCAAACACCTTCAGAGCTTGTTCCTCTGTAATATGCCCTAGCTGAATCAAACGAAGCAAAACTGTTCTCCAACCACGCCACTTCTCATTAAGAGGCAAACCATGCGAATCGAAGTGCATGCTCGAATACTCATGCATGTAGCCGACTTGAACACCGCACACATACTGCCATTCAACTTCTTTCCCGTCGATCTCTGTTGGGTGATACACAGCAAGACCGGAAAGACCTTTTCGAATATTGGCGGATAGATACGCCGGCCTTATCTTGTTCAATAAATCAAGAAACTCCAAACAATGCATGATACGACCGACACGCTCCGGAGAATCCCGAAGCTCATCCTGTTTATACCACCGATAATCCTTCACAAATTCTGTAGACTTTTCTTTCTGCTCACACAGCAACTCAACATTTTTCAACGATGTTTTGCCGTGATGCTTCTGAGAATACTCCGCGATCTCAGCCCGAAGTTCATCAGAGCAACCAGCTAGAGGATCCGCGGCGGTCCATGTGTCCCACGGGGCCCGGGAATCCGCCGACGTTCCCATCAATCGCGACATGACGTGCGCTGGAACATTCTGCGGAAGCTGCTTACGAACTATTGTTGCTTGAGACATAAGATGCCCTCCTAAAAGGAAACTTAAAAAATTTTATTGCGAGAATGTTCCTGTCAAGTCTGCCCGAGTTGTTGAAGCGGACGGAACAGCAGCCAGCATCAGCGGGGCGATAAAATTACGGAAGCTAATAGCCGAAGCCATAGAGTTTCCAGCGGCACTGACCCAGGTTGAGACCGTGACGGGCGTCCCGTTGACGGTTCCTTGGACGGTGAGTTGGTCGCCAAGGATTGTGACCGAATTTATAACGTATGTGTTTGCCATTTTTTATTCCTCTGTGCCGCAGCACGTCACGCGAACAACGCCACCCGTCAAAGCGAAAGACAGGTTGACATTCAGAACGTTGTTTGCCGCTGCGCTCAACTTTCCATTGCCCAAGTCAATCCAATCGCTGGAATAGCCGTTTCCAAACGTAGTTCCCGCAGTGCTTGGAATGTAGCAGCTATGGCCGAGTCCGCAGTCAGTAGAAGAATCTTGGAATGTGACCGCCAAGTCGCCAGCAGTGCCGGCAACAGCGTCACTAGTAATTTCCACCTTGTATCGCATCAACCGGAATTTCTTGCCGCTGGTTGGCGTCCAGAGAGCCGTGTTGCCCGATGCTGTTGCAGTTGTGGTCTTGAATGTGGTTGGCGTGCGTTGGTAGTAAAAGTTCCCTGCGTTGCTTGCCGACACCATAGGCACTACGGCAAGTGGAGACTCCGTGCGGATGGTGATTCCGTTGTTCACATTGAAGCCCATAGTGTTGCCGCTGTAATAACCCTCATTCGCATTCCAAGTGCCATCAAGAACTTGAGCACCGGATGCGGGGTTGATGGAGACAGCGGGCGGTGCCTGACGCTCTGTGCTGTTAAGCGTGAATGTGGTTACACTGACGTTCCCATTGATGTATCGTACCTGCCAATAACGTTGACTGATGTCCGCAGTAACTATACCGGATTGCGCCGCATTAGAGTTTAGCTGAGTGACCGGGCCATTTGTCTGGTCATCGCAGGCGTCTATGTAGCAACCGTCAGCACCCGCGTTCTGCCAAGTGTTGGCATACCAAGCGACTTCCAAATAAGTCGCTCCCGTCTGCCCGGTGTCGTACCAACCAGCACCCGCACGGGTGCTGCTCATCCCCGAAGGACCATAATAAACGGTGGCATTAGTCGTTGGGTTAGTCGTAGAAATCGCACGGCAGACCTTAGCGGGTATGGCGCGAACGACAGGGGCATACTCCGTTCCTACTGGCGTTCCGTTGACGGCGGCGGCAACTGCTTGACCGCCCCAATCAGCCATATTATTTTGTAATAGAGACGAGGTTACAGCACCGGCTAAAGTAGCCAGAGAAGTTTGTGATGCCGAATCGACGACAGCAACTGCAGCCCCGCCAGAAGTGAGAGGAACAGCATAAACATCTGTTCCGTCATTGCCGCCAACTTGCACTACATTAGCGGGTTTGGCTGCGCCGAGTGCAGCATCAAATGCTCCACCAGCATGCCCTTCTATACCAACAAGTTGAACACCAGGAACCGCAATAGATACGGAAGACCCGCCAATACCCGTCAAATCTTGATTCAGATTGCCGCTGGAATCCACGCCGACCGCAAGCAAAGCATTGCCTGTGCTGTATTTACCGATAAGTTGAGCACGGACAAGCTCTCCGTGCATGTCGAAAGTCACTACATCGTCAAGGTCGGTGATTGTTCCATTCAATACAACCACTTTCAGAATCGTTTGAAGACGAAAAACAGTTTGATTGGATGCACCGTTGGTGTAAACAACTCGATAATAAGGCCGTTTCGCTGGAAAAATATAAGTCTGCCCGCCAGAAGCAGGGCCTGACCAAACAGAAGTCGAAGTGATGTATGCCAAATCGACATCGCCGATATTTACACCGTCTTGCGACCACTGGATAACAAGCCCTGTAGACGAAGTGTTCGCACTTATGACATCGGTATCTACGCTGACTTCCAGAGCTCCAAACCCAATCGCACTACGCCAAGAGCCTGTATAGGTCGCCCCGCCAGCGAGAGGGGTAGTGGAAGAGTTTGTAGCATCTATTACATCTTGAGATATAATACTCGCAGGAATAGGATTGCTGGCAGATACCGCCTGCAACTTACCGCCGGCATCCTGACTTCCTATTTGTGTAGAAGAACCAGGAGCAGCAACGTTATCTGTGCCGACAGAAGCATTTGATCCCCCGCCGGAAAGCACATTCACGCTAAGTGGATTTCCCGCTGTACCAAAAGGATTTGTACCATCCGATAATTCAACCGCAAGAGGGTTTGAAATCTCGGGCTCCGCGCCATTAATACCCGTAAGATTTACATTTCCGCCTGAACCACCACCAATATTAGCGGGCGAAAGTGAGCCGTCCGTGTTTTGTGAAAACAACCAAGTCTTCAACGCCTGATCGGGTTGAATAGATGGAGGATTTGGTTTTATATTCATTTATTCCCCGAATTTAATCAATAAGCTTTCGATCTTTAAGAAGCTGAAATACCGCTGCAATAGCTGCCTTTTTTGCCTCATCCACGGCCGCAGAAATATCTCCAGCCGGTCCACGGGCTCCCCTCGGTCCAGGGATATCAGAAATTCCATCTTTACCATTTATGCCGTCTTTGCCGGCCGGCCCTTGAAGGCCTTGTAATCCAATGGGGCCTACAGGACCAACTGCGCCTGTCTCTCCATCCTTACCATCTTTGCCTGCGGGACCGGGAATACCTTGCGGGCCTATCGGGCCCATTAAACCAGCAATACCTACAGCGCCTGTTTCGCCTATAGGACCTTGCAAACCTATTTCGCCTTTCTCACCACGTTCGCCTTTCTCGCCACGTTCGCCTTTCTCACCGCGTTCACCTTTCTCACCGCGTTCGCCTTTCAAACCCGCGGGACCTTGAGAGCCTGTTTCGCCTTGTATACCCTGATCGCCTTTTAATCCCTGAGGGCCTGTTGGACCTGGAATATTTGACATTCCCGGCTCCCCTTTTTCACCACGTTCGCCTTGAAACCCGCGTTCACCTTGAAGGCCTTGTTCACCCCGTGGGCCGATAGGACCTTGTACACCCGGGTCGCCTTTGATGCCATAAGCATCGCGGCCTCTAGGACCTGTCTTAGTCTTCATTAAAGATTCGAACTTAAACTCTAAATCAGCAACACGTTGTTCAATAGTAGACATAACTTTTCCTTTAGCTTCAATGAAACCCACATAATCCTCCAAATTTATTGGGGGATTATGTGGACTGAGGGGCTGAAGCCCCTCATCCACGATAGAGGTAGAATTAACGCGTCAGCTTATGCCGCTAAGAGCGTCGATCAAACGAACACGCTGTGTGGGATCGGGTGGCAAAGTCACCGTGAAATGAACCTTGTAGCTCGTCCAACCAGGGATCAGGCCTTCAGGATCCGAAACGCTCAGAGGCGCGTTCTGGACGATGTTGCACTTGATTCCGCGATAGTTGCCGTCGCCGTACGCCGTATCGCCACGACCCGCGAGGTTGATAGCAATGACGCCATCGCGCCCGAAGATGTAGGTGCGAAGAGCAGTAGAGCTCGTGGTTTTGTAATTAGTCGTCATGGTGACGAGGTTCGTCTGGAAGAAATCAACTGCGGTGCCGGGCAATTCGAAGACTTCCGTCAAGTCCGCACTGGGCAGCTCTTCCATTCGCATGAGACCTTCCGAGGTGTGCTTCAACACGTCGATAGGCGAGTTGTTGCTGGTGTCGTTGATCGCGTCGCCCCAAGCAAATGGGTGAACGATGCCCGCGAAACGCTTTTTCGCAAGCATGAACGGCTTAATCGAACGGCCGGCCATGGATTGAATCGCGGCGCGAATCGTTCCGATGGACAGCGTGGTAAAGCTGGAGCTAGAAGCAGCCGCGAGTTCGACCAGGGTCGAGCTGTCGATAGCGGAAGCGCCGTCAACAGTGTAACGAACGAGGGCCGACAGAGACTGTCCGAGCCGGTAAGACATTTCCTTCGCCACATTTGCGAGGGTGTCGTCGATTGCGGTCGCCAAAGCAAGAGAACTGAAGCTGGCGTAATCGGCATACTCACCAATGGTTGAAGTGTTAGTAACCAACGATGCACTAATGCCCTGTCCGGGGGTGCCTTCGGAGG